AGATGGAAGGCATGGACAAGCCCGTGCGCGCGGCCGATCTGCTGGAACAGGTGAAGAAGGAAGCGGCCGAGGAATCCCGCGATGCGTCCCTCGTGGACGTGGCGGCGAACTGCTTCCTACGAAGTAGCTGAGGCCAGGAACATGACCGCCACCAGCACGCCCACCGCACCGAGCATGAGCCCGAGCACCTTCCAGTACGCCTTTGTCGCTTCCCATGCGTCCTGCCAGCGTCCGCGCGCGGCCCACGCCGAGAGCGGGATGGGAGCGAACAGCACCGCAATGCCCGCCAGGAACAACCAGAAGGATTTCATGTGAAGCCGAATTGTGTCACGGCTGTCCAAGAGGCAGCAAAAAAGCTCGGCCGCAACGCCCTGACGCCCGCCCAGCTTGCCGCCATCGACGACCGCATCAGCGCCACCATGCGCCGGCTCGCGCGCATCGATCCCGACTGGCAGGCCAAGAGCACGGATCAGCGCGTCACCGAGGCGGCGCAATCGGCCATGGCCGACATTCAGGCCGAAGCTGCCCGGAAGGTGGAGAACGCCCAACGCCAGATTCTGAAGACCGCGGCGACGGACATCCGCATCACCGAAGGCATGGCGCAGTTCAAGGAAGGCCGCAGCCGCGGGCTCGTGAACGACATCGACCAGACCGGCCAGTACATCAACGGCATCAAGCAGGAATCCATGGGCAACATGGTCAACCTGATGGAAGCCGCGAAGACCGGCGAAGGGGCCGGCTTCGGTCGGCGCGTGATGATGTTCCTGTTCGACGCGGACAACCCGGTGATGACCCGCGACCTGGCGACCGAGATTTTCCGCAACGGCGACGGCAGTTCCGGCAACAAGATCGCCACCGAGGGCGCCAAGGCGTACCTGAAGGTGATCGAGAGCCTGCGCCAGCGCTTCAACAGCGCCGGGGGCGACGTGGGCCGACTGGAGTACGGCTACATCCCGCAGCCGCACGACGCGGCCAAGGTGCGGGGCGATGGCTTGGCGACCGGCCGCGAAGCTTGGGTGGACCGGATCGCACCACTCCTGGACCGCTCGCGCTACGTGCTGGAGGACGGCTCCCGCATGGGCGATGCCGATCTGCGCGCCATGCTCGGCAAGGCATGGGAAACGATCAGCAGCGACGGCGCCAACAAGCGCGAGCCTGGCGCGTTCGGTGGGAACGGGGCCAAGGCCAACGCCGGCAGCGAGTCGCGCCAGATCCACTTCAAGGACGCCGACGCCTACATGGCCTACATGAAGGACTTCGGCACCGGCAGCATGTACGACGCGGTGATCGGGCATGTGGGCCGGATGGCGCGCGACATCGGCTTGATCGAGCGCTACGGCCCGAACCCGAATTCGCAGATGCGGATGCAGTTCGACCTTGCCGACCGGGCGGACGGCGGCATCAAGCGAGACTTCGGCCTGCGCCCGCAGAGCTACTGGGACCAGTTGAACGGCACGGCCGGCACGCCGCAGAGCGCCAAGCTGGCCCAACTCGGCACCGACGCCCGAAACATCCAGACCTTCGGCAAGCTGGGTTCCGCGGTGATCTCCAGCATCACCGACCTGGGCACCTTCATGGTGAGCACGGGCTACAACAAGCTGTCGTATTGGGACGCGATCTCCAACATCGGCAAGTCCGCGGCATCGAAGGACGCCCGCGACTTCATGACCACGCACGGGATCATTGCCGAATCGATGATCGGCGACATGAACCGCTGGACCGGCGACAACATCCGGCAGACCTGGAGTGGGCGCCTCGCCAACAGCACGATGAAGCTGTCCCTCATGAACGCCTGGACCGACACCCTGCGGCGCGCGTTCTCCCTCACGATGATGCAGGGCATGGCCCGCATGTCGAAGACGGAGTGGGGAAAGCTCACCGAGTGGGACCGCACGCTCATGGAGCGCAAGGGCCTGACCGAGGCGGATTGGAAGGTCATCACCAAGGCCGAACTGACGCCCTTCGGCGGCAAAGACCACCTCACGCCCGAATCCATCCGCGCCACCGGTGACGAGCGCGCCGGTGAAGTGGTCGCCAAGGTGCTCGGGCTGATCCAGGACGAGAGCGAATTCGCAGTCCTCAACCCTGACCTCGCCACGAAGACCATTGCCTCCGGTGGTGCAACCCAGCGCGGCACCGTGCGCGGCGAGCTTGCGCGCAGCGTCATGCAGTTCAAGTCCTTCCCCATCGCCATGGTGTCGCGGCACTGGCGCCGTGTGCTGGAAGCTCCGAAGGTTTCCGACAACAGCGCCCCAGTGCTAGCAAACCGTGTGGTCTACGCCGGCGCACTGATGGTGACGACCACCGCCCTGGGCGCCATCGCATTGCAGGCAAAGCAGTTGGTGGCCGGCAAAGACCCCATCGACATGACTGGCGACAAAGCGGCGAAGTTCTGGGCGAAGTCCGTAGCTCAAGGAGGCGGCCTGTCCATCGTCGGCGACTTCCTGCTGAACGATCCAGCCGACCAGCCAGGCGACTCGCTGGGCAACCTCACGAAGACAGCGGCCGGCCCCGCCTTGGGCGCCGTGGGCGAACTGGCAACCAAGAGCCTGACCAACGCCTACAAGGCCGCGAAGGGCAAGCCCACGCACGCGGCAGCTGAGGCCGTGCAGTGGGCGAAGGCGAACACCCCGTACACGGGCATCTGGTACGCGCGCGCCGCGCTCGACCATGCCGGCCTGCATGCGCTGCAGGAGAACCTTTCGCCGGGCTACCTCGGAAAGATGCAGCAGCGCGCCAAGAAGGATTTCGGCCAGGACTACTGGTGGAAGCCGGGAACGGGCGGCCCCGAACGCGCCCCCGACATCGGAAAGGCGGTGGGGCAATGAGGGAAGACCAGAAAATCATGCTCGCGGAGCTGTCCGAAAAGCTCGCCGATGTGTTCCTGCAAGAGGCCGATCCGGTGAACTGGAGCGGCGCCGGCAAGCTGCCTGTCGATCTCACGCGCGAGGAACGCGGGGACCGAAAGTGGGACAAGCAGAACGCCATGGCAACCGGTGGCGTGCTGCGCTACGTCATGGACGTGACCAAGGCGGCCGACGACCGCAAGATCGACGACGACGCCGAACAGGCCGAGCGCGACTCGGACCTTGACCGCCAGATCCGAGAGGCCGAGAAGCGCGCCACGTCAGCAATGAACCGGGTGCTCTCCAAGGCCAAGACCGGAGCCGAATGAGCCGCAAGGTCAACTTCGGCACGTTCTTCGCCCTCTGGGCCGAAGAACGGCAATGGGATGTGCCCGATGTGCACTGGCGCGTGGTGCACTGGCTCGAGCACCGCGGCCTGCTGGCTGTGCTGCGCTGCTTTCGTGGCTTCGGCAAGTCAACGATCCTTGACCTGTACAACGCCTGGCGCTACTACGACGACCCGACCTATCGAATCCTGCTTCAGTCGGAGGCCGACCCCACGGCCTACAAGTCGAGCCGGAATGTGCAAAACATCCTGCGCAAGCACCCGCTCACGAAGGGCATGCTGCCGGACAAGCCCGGCCCGGTAGAGCAATGGTGGGTGAACGGCTCCGACGACGCCCGCAACGCGAGCATGTACGCGCGCGGGATCATGTCCAACGTCACCAGTGCTCGAGCGGACGAGTGCCAGAACGATGACGTTGAGGTTCCGCGGAACATCGGCAATCCCGAGGCGCGCGAGAAACTCCGGTATCGGCTGGGTGAGCAGACGCACATTCTCGTGCCAGGCGGCCGGAAGCTCTATGTCGGCACGCCGCACACGCACGACAGCCTCTATGACGAACAGGAGCGGCTTGGCGCGGACTGCCTGACGATCCGCATGTTCGACAAGGAGCACCGCACCGAGAAGCCTGCAATGGTCATCGATGTGGGGTTCCTGGCCGAATACGTCTTCGTCGGCATCGGCAAGGGCGCGCGTCTGCTCAAGCCCGAGGTGGATTACTGGGCAGAGGGCACGAAGGTTCGATTCGCCGGCTTGCCGGAAGGGTTGGTGGACTGCTACGCCGGCTGCGCCTGGCCGGACCGATTCAACCGCGCCGAGCTCGAGAAACGCCGCCGCGAAACCCGCACGATCAACGAGTGGGACTCGCAATATCAACTCCACAGCAAGCCCATCGGTGAAGTCCGGCTTGACCCAGAAAAGATCATCCCCTACGACCTGAAGCCGGTCCTCAAGCACGCAAACCGTGAAGCCGTGCTGATGCTCGGCAATGTCCGCATCGTGAGCGCTGCTTCGCGCTGGGACTGCGCACTCGGCAAGGTGGATACGGACGCCTCTGCATTCTCTTTGGTCTACAGCGATGCGGCCGGCCGGCTGTACTGGCAGTTCGCCATTGGGCTGACCGGCGACATTGACCAGCAGTGCGACCAGATCCGCAAGCTGGTCGTCGAATACCACATCCCGAGCGTGACCGTAGAGACGAACGGCCCGGGCGGCTTCGTGCCGCCGATCTTGCGCAAGCATCTGCGCGGCCAGGGCGGACAGAAGCCGCTCCCTGCATTGGTCTGCGGGGTGGTGGAGGACCACGCCAGCACGAACAAGAACAAGGACATTCTCGACGCATTCGAGGCCCCCATGTCCATTGGCGCGCTCTGGGCGCACGTCGATGTGCTGGACGGTCCGACCTGGGACCAGATGAAGGACTGGAACCCGGCCGTTGCGAACCAGCCGGACGATTACCTCGACTCGGGCGCGCGGGCGATCCGGGCCACTCCCGTGCGCATTGGCAACGGGCAGGGCGCCGGGATTCCGGCAGGCATAGGCGGTGGAATGTGGCGGCCAGATTCTGGCGTCCATGAAGTCACGCTGGAGGCCTAATGACAGTTCCCGTACAGACTCCCGTTGCCAATCACATTGGCAACGGCGTTGCCACCTCGTTCTCCTTCGACTTCAAGTTGCTGGATGAAGACGACATTCTGGTGACGGTCGATGACGTAGTTCAGGTGCTCGGCATCAACTACACCGTTTCCGGTGTCGGCGCAGAGAGCGGTGGCACCGTGACGTTTGCCGCTGCACCATCCGCTCCCGCCCCCGTTTCCCTTGTCCGGCAAGTCGCGCTCAACCGGCTCACCGACTACCAGTATTCCGGCGATTTCCAGTCTCCGGAAGTCAACCGAGATTTTGACCGCATCATCATGATGCTGCAGGACAGCGGCTTGGCCTTGGCGAACACACTGCGCCTGCCGAGTGGCGATCCTGCGGACGGGGTGCTGCCTTCCGCCGCGGCGCGCGCGCTGCAGGTGCTGGGCTTCGACGCCAGCGGCAATCTCGCCTTGGTTCCGGCGACGGCCGGCGACGCCACGGCGCTTGGCCTGGCGCTGGCGAGCTTCGCGCTGCCGAGCCAGGGCGCGGGTCTGCTCGGATACAAGCATTTCGCCGCTGGCGCAGTGGGACGCACACTCACATCCAAGCTCGGCGAGTTCGTCAGCGTCAAGGACTTCGGGGCGATTGGCAATGGCGTTGTCAACGACACCTCCGCGGTGCAGGCGGCCTTCAACTATGCGGCGCTGAACAGCGGGACGAACGTGTTCTTCCCGGCCGGCACGTACTTGATCCGTAGCGCCATCACCATCCCATCCAACACGCGTGCTTATGGTGCGGGGCGGACTGTCTCACGAGTCAAGGCAGACGCCGCGAACTGGACCCCAATGGCGCCCGGCAAAGGGTCCGCGCGGCGCATGTTCACCAACACGAACTTTGAAGCGGGCGCCATCACGGACTCGGGCATCTCTGTTGAATGCCTCGGCTTTGACTGGGCGGGTACGTTTTGGGGTGACGCTCACTCCGTTACCTTCCGCATGGCAAGCCGCATTTCGATCCGCCAATGCGACTTCTACGATGGCGGGAATGGAACTGCGCTGCTGGCCTGCCAGGACACGGTCACGGACGACTGTTATGCCTCTGGGCAAACCAACGCCGGCTTCGACCATTGGGATGGCGCAGTTGGTGCCAAAGTCACGAACTGCGTTGTGCGCGCACCGAACGCGGTGCAGGGCATTCAGGTTACGGGCGCGAGCACCTCCGGTTCGCCAGTCCGCGCATCTTCGGACGTGGTGATCATGGGGAACAGCGTCTACGGATGCACCGGCCTGTATGCCTCAGGCATTATCGTGAACAGCATTTCCTCTGGTTCTTCAGTCAGCAGCGCCCACATCAACAGCAATCATGTGAGTGGCGCCAGCATTGGCATCGCTGTTACTGGTGGGTGCGGCGCTGTCCTTGTCTCCAACAACACCGTAGACGGTAGCGACGAAGTAGGGATGTTCGTTGGCACCGACACCAGCGGCCAGTATCCGACCGCCTGCATTGTCGATGGCAACCTGTTCACGAACTGCTCCGCCACGCCAGGCAATATCGGCGTCATCGCCATCACGGGCGGCACGGACCATCTGTTGCAGGGCAACAAGGTTTACTTGGGCACCGGGTCTTACGACTTTGCCTGCTATGTTGCGGCGGCTGTCACAGGCACCAAGCTCGTCAACAACCAGTTCCAGATCGGCGCGCTCGGCGTGGTGAGTAACCCGGCCTTCGCCTCCTTGGAGGACTACGAAGAGGGCACCTTCACGCCGGCGCTGACCTTTGGTGGCGGTGCTACAGGCCTTGGGTACGCCGCCCGCGCTGGCCGCTACACCAAGAAGGGGCGGCTGGTCTTCTATGAGATGTCCATCCAGCTTTCCGCAAAAGGCAGCTCCACGGGAAACGCTTCGGTCGGCGGACTCCCTTATGGCGCTGGCGTGACGCCAGCCGCCCGTCCCACCGGCAGCGTGATGTTCCAGAACATGAACAGCATCGGGTACACGATCATTGGCAACGTGTCGGGCGCCGGTATTGCGCTGCAAAACGGCTCGACCACCAGCGAACTCGCGCAGCTCACCGAAACAAACTTCAACAACAACACGAATCTGTTCATCAGTGGGTTCTATTCGATCTGATGGGGCTGTCATTGAGCGCCCCTTTTTACCTCAACCACCCCACGCCATGAAGATGGAAATCGAAAACATCGGCTCATGGGCGACTGGCACGGTCGGCATGATCATCTTTGCCGCTGCTGCCAAATTCCTCTGGCCGTTGCTCAGCTCAGCGCTGACCTCTGCGCTGGCGTCCTCGCAAGCGAACAGCCAACTCATGAAGACCGCCATGGACGAGCGCGACCGCGCTGTAGCCCGGGCCGATGAGGCTGACAAGCGAGTAGAGGGCATGGTTCGGGAGCTCTACGACCTGAAGAACAGCGTGAACATGCTGACCTATCAACTTCAGGTTGCGAACGAAAAGATCGAAGCATTGACGGCCGAAGTTCGCCGTCTGGAGGGGAGCAGCCATGCGTGACACCATCCGCAAACTACGCGACTACGGCGGACACATCAAGGCAATGGGCGCACTTGCTCTGCTTGTGCTCGCCGGGTTGTTGTTTGGCTCTGCCGCCACGTCCGCCTATTACCGTGACGCTCTGGAGCGTGAGCGTTTGGTGAACCGCGGCATGTTCGTCAATCTGACTGTGAAGATGGACGCGATCACCCAGCGCCTCGACGGCGCAGCCAGCACTCAGGCGGCGACGGCTGGCAAGCTCAACGAAACCACCACCGCCGTCAATGAGGTAGTGGACAAGGTAGACGCCGCAGCCGACAAGGCCGACAAGGTTGCGAAAGCCGTGATCGTCCAGGCCGCAAAGGTGGCGAAAGCAATCCCCGCCGCCCAGCCCGCACCGGCCGTACAGCCTGAAGTCATTAACCGCGAGATCCGCAAGGCAAACGAGCGCATCAAGGAGAAGGCGAGGTGAGGGCGCTACTGCTCGCAGCCGTGCTCTTGGCCGGATGCGCCGCGCCCCATCCACCGCGCCTTTGCCCGCCGCTGCCTGAGATGCCCGCTCGAGCAACTGCTGAGCAGCGCACCAACCACTACGCCGTAGTCATTCGCCTGTATGCCCAGTGCGCAGGCGCAACCGGAGAGCAATGATGGAAACTTCGCAAGCAGGCATCGAGGCGATCAAGGACTACGAGGGCGTGCGCCTGATCGCTTATGACGATGGCGTAGGCGTCTGGACCATCGGCGTCGGGCACACATCCGGAGTGGAGCGCGGCGACGTGATCACCATGGACCAGGTGGACGAATTCCTCCGCGCTGACCTGGAAGACGCCGAGCAGGCCGTGAATGATCGCGTGATTGTGCCGCTGACGCAGTGCCAGTTCGATGCGCTCGTCTCGTTCGTTTTCAACGTCGGCTCGGGTGCGTTCATGGCCTCGACCCTGCTCAAGAAGCTCAATGCTGGCGACTACGACGGCGCAGCAGACGAGTTCCTGCGCTGGAACAAGGCTGGCGGCCGGGTGCTGGCCGGGCTCACGAAGCGCCGCATCTCTGAACGCGAAATGTTTCTGGGGCTGTCATGAAGTGGTGCACCTACTGCGGCCAGCACGGCCATGACGCCGCCGACTGCAAGCGGAGGGTTCAATGGCTTCGCTTTTGACCTGGGCGCTCGCCAACTGGAAATGGGTCGTCATCGCGGCGCTCGTCCTTGCTCTGGGCGGCCAACAACTGCGGGTCAGCAATGCCAAGAGCGCAGCTGCACAGGCGCATATCGATTTGGCGAACTACAAGACCTCAGTGGCCGAAAGCACCCGCATCTTGCAGGCCGCCAACGACCGCAGGGCCGCAGAAAACAACGCTCGACAACTGGAGGCTACCAATGCCGCTCGTACCCGTGAAGCCGCTTTGCGCGGCGCTGCTGATGATCTTCGCCTTGAGCGTGACCGGTTGCTCAACGCCATCCGTATCGCCTCCCGTCGCGATACAGTGCCCAAGTCCACCGCCGCCGCCAAAGCTGAGCCTTCCAATCCCATCGCAGACGTACTCGGAGCGTGCACGGCTGAAGTTCAAGAGTTGGCAGGAATTGCTGATCAGCACTCCAGCGACCTCAGGACGATGATCGACGCCTGGCCGCGCTAACCCCTCTGCGCCTGCATTGCGGGTGGGGAGGGTCAGCCAACCGAGCGAGCCTGAATCTCTGCAGCGATCTGTTCGGCTTCGTAGCTCTTGTCAGACCAGCTGATGGCGATGTTCGCGCAAGCTTCACGCTCTAGGCTTATGGCTTTGCGCGCGTAGGCTTCTGCGTACTCTCGGGCCGCTTCCTTGGCGTGCTCCGAAAGCCCAACAAAGCTGAATGGCATCAGACCGTGTTCGGGCAGTCTTGGGTCGTGCCACCCATCTTGTTCAACTTGTGTCATCTCAATCCTCACTTCTTTGGTTAGAGGGTGGAGGGGGAGGGGTGGAGGGCTTCCCGCAAGGTTGCGATCCAGGATTCGTATTCGAGCTCATGGGCGGGCTTCTGGACAAAACTGTAGCCGCCTGCCAGCTCATTAAACCTGGATAGCGAACACCACCTGGTTGTGCCGCTTTTCTCGCTGCGCATCCTCACCCTCAATTCCTGCACCTCGACAACCACGAACGTGCGGAATTTCTTCCCAGCACCACTTTTCCAGCGCTGACCTACCTTGATGATGGGCGTGTGGCGCTGCCCCATTACATAGGGCGGAAGAGGGGGAGGCGAGTAGAGACCCAGGTACTCGCGCGGAACGGGTTGCTTCGGAAAGAGTTGCGCCCGAGTCTTCAGGTACGCCGCATGAGCCTCTTCCGGTGTGTCGTAAATCCCGAGATACTGGCGCTGCTTGTTCAGACAAATGCGAGCGATCCATTTCCCAGACGCGGGATATACCCCGCGCAGTCCAGAATGGGTGTTCTTGCGATGCGCGGTGTTCTGGCTGTTTTCGCTATATGAGACTTCGCGCAGATTGCCCCACCTGTTGTCGTGCCGAATGCCGTTGATGTGGTCGATTTGTTCGATGGGCTGTCGGCCTGTCATGTAGACGAAGGCGATTCGATGAGCCGGGTAGATTTGGCCGTCCATGGTCAGGTGGACATAGCCGAACCGGCCAGGGGTCCGGCCGACCGGAGTTGGCTTCATGACGTTGGTCTTCCACGCGCTGGTGCCGATGCGGGTGAACAGGCCCGTCTGCGGGTCGTAGTGGAACACTTGCCGAACTCGCTCGGCGTCTAGAATTGGCTTAGCCATGTGCACTCCAACTGCATTAGGTCAGGGCTGCTCGGGTGCTGAACACACCCTTGCGGCCCGATTGCCCGCTGGCTGCACGAGTAGGCATCCCAGTAGGCATCGTCAGGAGAAAGCCGCTGCAACCCGCATGAACGCTAGTTGTGTGGCTCCCTCCCTCTCCTCCAGTATGGCCCAAACAAAGGCCTACGTCTACATCCGTTTCCAACCCAAACCCATGCAGAATCAGGCACTTAGCCGCCTCTGCGTCTGGTTGAAGCCCTACGAACCCCACCGAAAGTAGCCGTTCCCCACGGCCTTCCTGTTGGCATCCATGTAGGCACGCATGCGGCATCGATTCAAGATGCCTACAAACAAGCTCTCCGACCACCAGTGCCGCAGCGCCAAGCCGGGTCCAAAGGACCGCAAGCTCTTCGACGGCGGCGGCATGTACCTGTTCATTTCCGCCAAGGGCGCCAAGGTGTGGCGAATGGCGTACCGCGGCGAGAACGACAAGCAGCAGACCAAGACCTTCGGACCGTACCCGACGCTCTCCTTGGCAGACGCACGCGAGGAGCGCGACAAGTTCAAGCGCCTGCTGCTGAAAGGCGATAACCCCAAAGCTCCGAAGAAGGCGGCCACCACGTTCTGGGATGACGCCAAAACCTACTGGAACGGGCGCCAGGACGTGTCGGACAGCTACCGGGACAACGCCCTGCGTGGCCTGGAGCTCCACCTTGTGCCGGCGCTTGGCACGAAGCCCACGGCCGCCATAGATCGCGCTCTGCTGCTGGAGCAGTTGAACCGCATGGATGCTGCTGGCCGGTACGTGTTCGTACGAAAGGTCAGGCTCTGGGCCTCGCAGGTGTTCGACTGGGCCATCGAGCAAGGCTACGCCACCATCAACCCTGCGGAGCTCATCAACCCCAAAAAGGCATTCGGGCGCCGCAGAGTCAAGAACCACGCTTCGCTGGAGCTCAACGAGGTGCACGAGTTCATGCACCGCCTGTCCTTCGAGGAGGATCTGAATTCGGTTCTGGCGTGCCGCCTCATGGCCTACACCTGGGTGCGCACGAATGAGCTCCGCATGATGCGGTGGTCCGAAATCGACGGCGACGTGTGGCTCATCCCTGAAGACCGCATGAAACGGGACAAGGACCACATCATCCCGCTCCCGCGCCAAGCGCTGGAAATCATCGAGAAGATGCGCGCCCGGCAACGAGGAAGCGAGTACGTCTTTGCCGCGGAACACCGGCTTGATCGCACCATCAGCGAGAACACCGTCTTGGCGTTGATCGCGCGCATGGGCTACAAGGGCGAGATGACGGGTCACGGCTGGCGCTCCATCGCCTCGACGTGGGCCAACGAGGAGGGATATGACCCGGACGCCATCGAACGCCAACTTGCGCACACGCCAGAAGACAAGGTGCGGTCCGCATACAACCGGGCCGCGTACATGAAGCTGCGGCGGCCCATGTTGCAGGCCTGGGCGGATTGGCTAGACAAGCCCTATCCCAGCGTTTCTCAGGGTGGAGAGCTTCCAGCCTAACGTTTTCTGGCTGATAGCCACATCGGGCTTTGGGAGCTTGCCTGCTTTCATCCAGCGCCGCACGGCCTCGCTGCCGACGCCTAGCGCCTTGCAGAGCTCTGATCTGTAAATAACGCGGTCTTCGCTCATTCTCCCTCTCCCCTACAAGTAGAACGCCCGTAAAAGCTATCTGCGAGCGCTGTTGCCTGGTCGATCAGATCAAGGCGCATCTGCCTGATCGAAACTCGGTCGATGTCGAGGATGCGCGAAAGTTGCCCCTCGCTCAAAACCTCGGCCTCCCATGCGAGCATCAAGAGCGCGTTTTCAAACATCGTCTTGTGGCTGGCTTTCGTTCCGCGATGCTTTGCCTGTGCAAGGCGTGCGGCGCGTCTTTGTGCTGGGCTCATGATCCCTGACCTCCGCCCCGAATAGCAGCGGCACATTCCTCGCATGCGATGGATGCTCGGTTGTTGTGAAAGAGATCGAACGCTTCCGCTTGTTCCTCGCACGTTTTCGCCGCCCACTCCTTAACCGCAAGCATGACTTGGTGCACCTGGTCGGCGGTGAAGAGCGGTTCGGCGTCTGGCGGCACAGCCTTACCGGCGAGTTGCCAGCGGCTGCTGTG